GCCTCGAGGTTCCATTCAATTGCATCGGTAATAGCGACAACACTTACCGTTGCATCATCGCCGCGCAACTCACCTTGCGTCAACCGTTCCTTAAAAGAAAGCGTTTGAGCGTTAGGCAAATCCACCTGCACGGTCCCTGCCAGGTTTGTAATCCGTAAATCTCTGATACCAAATGGGCGATCACCATAACCCGCCATGTCTTGTTTCTCCTTATGCTAAAACTACTGCCGTTTCATGCTGTACGAATTCAAAAACACCTAATACACTGTCAGCGATAGCGACACCGGCCGCGCTGCTGACCCAGAATTGCCCGTTGCGCATTGTCCCCTCAAGCGCTGTCAGTTTGGCCTTAAAGATACGACAATGCACATCACCGGTTGTGTCGTCTGCCGAGCGCCCCGAGATGCGCACATAGGGAAAATCATTGCTAGCGTAGCCGTCCAGCGTCACTGTGCGGTTGGGCGTTGTCCCTGCGGCTATCGTGCTCCGTCCGGTGAGCTTGGCATAGACCGCCAGGTCTAGCACGCCGGCCTCTACTTCCCAGTCCAGCCCCACAGGAAACGTGCGCACGCCAACGAGCACATCTTCAACATAGTATTCTTCAGTCTGATAGCGCTCCGTAAAGTGAAACATCATCGCGACGGGGAACGCCAACGCCCCGCTGCCATCAGCGCTATAAATTTTCACCTCTCTGAGGCCAAAGACGACTTGTCCAAATGAGATAGCCATTATTTATCTTTTCCTCTGAACCGTTACAACATAGCGACTTAAAATAAGCGTAGCGGTTAAGGCTTGGTCTTCCATTCCGGTTAAATCACCGCTGTGCCTAATATCGTATACGCCGCTACCGTCCGTTGGTGTAACCTTTGAGCGATGAAGCAATTGATAAATACGATTTTTCGCCGCATCAATTTGTCTATATCCAAAGCGTTGGTAGAGATAGATAACTATGTAAGATCTTCCTGAATCATAAATTTCTCCCCAGGGCGTTGCGCTTTCCTCTTTAAGCAAGGCGCACGCTTGGATCTCCTTGTCCGCATTGAACGCTGCGGGCGTGTTTTGTCGGCTAATCTCCTGTACGTCCAAAGCGTTCCAGAGCTGGCCAGGCAGATAGCTCAGCAGTTCAGTATCAGCGTTTAGAAGAGCGTACACAGCGTTAATCATTTTCTCTCAATCGAATAGGGCGTCTAATGCTTCTTTGACCTTCGGTAAATTTGAATTTATAGTTTTTTCAATTATGCTAAACCTTCCGCCGTGTCCAAGCTCTAAGCTCGGTCCATAATCAATCACCACGCCGTGACTTAGATATAGCGTGACCGTGCCGCTGCTATAGTCCACCTCCACGGTGCCAAACAAACCGCTGCGGGCGTTGCCAGTGCGGTCGGTCCACGGTGCATTCTGGCGTGCTTCGTTGGCCATCTCGGTGGCCTCAGCGCCCATTGCAGCGCCCACGGCGTCCAGCACACGGTCACCGTATTTCTCGATAGCCGCCGCAAGTTTGGCTGGCGGTTCAATCCAACGAATTCCCGTTTTGGTTGGCATGAGCTATTCCACCTGTTCATAAGTCTTAGCAAAGATGTCATGCCTACAAGGATAGATCTCGCCGTTAACCCCTTTAATAATCCAGTCGCCCAGATTAGCCCGCATCTTGCCTTCCAACGTTTCGATGGTGAGGTACGGAGTATCCCCGCCTTGATAGTACACATCGCCACGCTTGATGGCTTCTACTATCCACGTCGGATCTTCTGTTTGGTCCGGTCCACCGGTCCAGCGGAATGCCTCAATTACCACCGGTTTCTTTTTGAATTTCGCCATGATCACTCCCTACATAATTGCCATTGCATCAGCCGTTGTCGCCACGGTTTTGTTAGGCCGTACAAACGTCACCTGGTAGACAATGCTGGCCACAGTGAATCTATCCTCAACTTGGATATTCAAATCCACATTGCCTAGCACAATCACGCCGCCGGTCGCCTGCTGCCCACCCTCGGAATCTTTGATAGACCCAGAGTTCAGCCGGGCAATGCGCACCGGCTGCGGCGCTAATGTTTGGCCGCCGCGCTTGATGCTGATGCTCACCTGGTTGTCCTGGCGGATCTCGATGAGGTCGATGCGCATTTGCGCCCGGTCGGCGTCGGTCAGCATGGTTTATCCTTTAGCTTATCGATAAGCGCTTGGTCTACTCTGGAAACCATCATTTTTAATACTTTAAAGCCATCCTTTTCAATGGTCTCCTTGAACTCTTTTATTTTTAGCTCTAACTCTGCTGGGTCACTCAGGACATGCGCCGTCATCTCTAGGCAACTGTTGCCGCCTGCTGGGTAATCTATTTGCGCCATGAGAATCCAGAGCGTAGGCTTCATTAGTTTCTCCCCGTGCTACCAGCGTGGCGATTATAGAGCTTGATTTCCTTCTCATAATTTGCCAGATGCTGGGCTGCCTGTGTAGCAATGCCTTTGCCCAGCATGGACTTGTCAACGCTTTCATCACCGAAGGAATACTTCCAGCCTTTACCGGATGCCGGGTTAGCCTGCTCATTCAAGGCGAGATGCTGGGCATAGATTAATGCAATGCGGGCGCCGTTGCGGGTCAATGATGGATAAACGCCATCGGTCAACAGATGCTTGGCGGCGTAGCGCAGTTGGCGCGTCATGGTAAAAGACGGCGTCGGCGCAAAGATGATTTGGCCTTCAATGAGTTCGTAGCGTTCGCAGTAGCCATCACCAACCGGAATCAAGCCGCCGTCTGTAACGAGCGTGCCACCAGACGAAGGGTAGATGCCCATCAACTCAATCAGAAAAAGGAAATCAGCGGGCAAATTATAGGCAGCGACGCCTTTGCGAATTGACAAATCGGCCATGCGAATCAGGGGCGCATCGGAGCTAAAGCGGTCGATGGCATCTTCCACCAGCGTGCCGTAATCCTCTGGGCAACCGTTGCTCACGGGCACGGCGCTCTCGAGGCGCAAAATCAAAGAGGCCAGCGAGATACCAGTGATCGGCTTGATTGACGGAATGGGAATTATCGTGCCGCTGCCAGGCATTAGGTGATTACCTCCATATCGATGGCATCCGTGAACCCGATGCGCCGGGCTAAAATGTAGTAAGTGCCGGGCGTCAACTTGGGCACATTGCCATTGACATCGCGCGCCACGCCGAACGCATCGGTGACGCCATACCAAACCACGTTGGCGATGGTTTGGTCAGCGGCAATCCAAATTACTGCGTTGGCAACGGGGGCGTTCGTTATGCTGTCGCGCAACGTGTAGGTGTACGGCGTGCCCCCGGCTGGGCCGTAGCTGGTCAGCGTGCGGTCACCGTAGGTCCAGTTATCCTCAGCCGTCGAACCACCGCCACCGCCGCCACCCGAAATATTCGCAATGTCGTCAGCAAGTGAGCCATGCACCGGCGTACCAAGTTTGGCAAGTTGCGTGCTGCTCGTGTCGATTTCCTGGCGAATAGCTACAGCCGTTGGTGGTGTGGTTGGCGCAACATAGGACGATGTAGGCAGCCGGGTTGATACTGCTACATCCAACTTTGTACTGTTTGCGTCGATCTCTTGCCGGATGGCCGTTACTGTCGGTGGCGTGGTCGGCGCGGTGTAAGATGAAGTAGGCAACCGAGTCGATACTGCTACGTCAAGCTTTGTGCTATTGGCGTCCATCTCCTGGCGGTTCTGAACTGCCGTTGGTGGCGTCGTATAGCTGAATGTTGCCATGCGGCTAGAAATTGCGAGATCAAGGTTTGTGACAATCAACTTGCCGATGCTGCCGACGGTGGTCAGCGCGCTAGTCAAGGCATCCCAAACTGCCGTAGCAATCGCGGACGACGTAGGTACAGCCGCCATAACGCTGGCCTTCATCGCTGTGGTTAGATCCCCGTTGGTGGGCGCATTGGTTAAATTTGTGACGGTTGGAATTACAGCATTCGTGTGCGTGACACCGGCCAGCGTGACAAGGCCGCTCGATAGGCTGATTTGGTTAGTACCAGTGCCCTGAGTTAACAGGTCATCATTCTGATTAGCAACGGTTGCCAGGCTGATAACCAGATCCTTCCACTCATTCCCCGCCGCGTCAGAGCAAACGATAGTCACGTTGTCGGCGGTCATCTCAGCCGACGATAAGCTGATTTTGACCGTCTTGCCGCTTGCGGGCGTGACGGTAGGTAGCGTTGTCAGGTTAACGAGCGAGCCGCCGTCGAGCGATACTTTAAAATCGCCTGCGGCCAGCGTGGGGTTGCTTTGGAATGTGCCAGCCGTCGCCACGGATTCCAACGCAATGTATATGATGTATGCCGTCGCTCGCTTGGGAGGCCAGTATGATGCCATGCTCTAATCCTCTACCGTCTCATCTTCGCAATCGCTAACCGCTGCTCTTTCGTCAAGCTCGCTGCCAAGCCACCAAGCACCTGGACGGCACCGTGAAACTCCGCGGCGGTAATGTCGGTTGTCGGCTCGCCTTGCCCATCCGTCAGATAAGCGTCATAAAACTCAGCGCCGAAATCACTGTAGCGCTGTAGGGCGATGGATAGGCGCGTAAAGTCCTCTGATAATTGCGTGAATTGTTCGCGCAAGAGTGTTACTTCATTGCTGGGTGATGCCATAATTGCTCTCCTTTACATTGGCCGGTTCTGCCATGATTCCCTCCTGATTACAAATTAGCCATCGCGGTGGTCAACGCCGCCACCTGCGTCGAATTTAGTGTTATGTTGTAGATGGCGAGTGCCAATACATTACCGTTAAAATATGTATCCGCCGATCCATTATTGTTTCTTGCGCCAACGAAAAACGCGACATTGGTAACAGAGGCAGTCGCTAATGCCGCACCATCCGACGCTCCGTTGCGGTACCCCTGTTGACCCGCCAACGCGACTGTTGCCGCCGCCGCTCCTGGTGATACTGCCGTCCCGGAACTGCTATAAAAATAGCTAATACTCGATGGTCCAATGTTGAATCCTGTGGACCCGCCACCCCGATTGCCTAGAACATATCCTGCGACAGCGAGTGGATAGTTGCTGTACCGAACAATAAATGTCCAGGTTTGATTCACCGCCGGTATCACATCAGTCGTCAAATACTGTGCGGAGCCGTTAAACGTCCACCCCGTACCTGTGGCGAACGTTGGCGCAGTCCCAGGCGCCGCGTTATTGGTCCCTGGATTTGCCAAGTTTATGTAGCTACTCGCCAGGTCCGCAGCGCCTTTAGGCTGGTATGCCGCGATGCAATTCGCCGCGCTGATGCCACCCGACAGCCACCACTGCGTAAGCGTCGCCATGCTCGGCTGAAACACGCGCAACCCTGGCACTATTAGCCGCTGCCCCGGTCGCAAAATCATTGGCCCCATCTATCTGCCCACAATCACAATATCAATCGTGCGCTCTTCTTTGCGCCCCAAGGCTGTCTCGACACGATTTGTCACCGTGTACGTCGTGCCCAACACGCCATCTTTCAACCAGACCACGGCCAGCGTATCGGTGAATGTGCTGCGGTCAATCGTTAGACCAGTCTCGGCGGTCCACGTGGAAGCGGTCAACGTGTCGCCTTCTAGCCAATCGGCCCAGAGTAAGGGAAACTCAAGCACGCCATATGCTGTTTTCTCCCCCACAAAAGACGCCATTACCCTAGCCCCTTGACCGCTTCCTCAGACTTGATGCCATTGCCCTGGATGGCTTGCAGCAAGGCTTGCTTCTGCGTGTCGTCCATGCCGCTCAGCAGCCGCTCAGCATTCGCTTGCGTGGCCTTCTGCGTCAAGATGACTTGGAGAGCGCCCTGCTTATCCTTGATGGCTTGGCGGTCTACATTCAACTGGGCAATCTCTGCCTCAAGTTGTTCGATGGTCATGTTGCTATATGCTTCGTTCATTTACTGCCTCCTATGATGGTGGGTGTTCCCACCGCTTCACTGCTGCGAATTCCTTTGGTGCGATTGCGCCCGATGTAGCGGCGCAAATCAGCGTTCCAAGCCGATTCTTTAACGGCCTCGCGTTTGATGTCACGGTTGCCCGTAAGGCCCAGCGGAACGCCTAATCGAAATAGGAGCGCCTGGTCAAAGACAATGGCTTCGGCGTTGGCCTGTTCTTCGGCTTGGAGCGCCTTGATCCGGATGGCCTTGGCCAGACTCAGCGCCGCTTCATAGGGCAAGTCTAGAGCAAGTTGCCCATCGCGCAGGATGACTACACGTTCACCTTCGAGGCGCACTGAGATTTCGACTTGCTTACCGTTGATGATCATTTAACTCTCTTCCGCTATTGTTAACTCGTGTATTAGTAATTTTCATTGCTAAAGCTTGAAGATTTTGTTACTCCCATTGTCAAACTGAATTATGATGTCACCACCGTTGGGCGTCACGGGTAAGCCCGTGGCCGTGTCGATGTTGCAGATGAGCCAGCTCGTGCTAGATGTACCGCTGTCCATAAAAATATCAATCGATTCCGACTGATCACCGGTCACCGTGGAGAGCGTCACGTCAGCAGCATCGGCTACACCGGCGGTCGTGGTCTTGCTGGCAAAAGCGCCAGAT